ATCTTCTTTGTATGAGATCCATTTGTTTAGATTATAATTAACAAGTTCAGGAAACGGTAAACATTTTCTTATGTAACCAGTACCAATTTCTAACTTGTTACATAATTGACCAATTGCGTGATCGGTCATAGGTGCATTTACGTGTCCTGTCGTATCATTAAATTTAAATTGTAAAGCTGGGTAAATTTCCCCTTCCCATTCTAAACATTTTAATGATTTTAAATTGATAAGATAATCTTCCTTATGTTTTTTATCTTCATCAATTTTTTGAAGCATAGGCTTCAAAGGTTGTCCTTTTTTCATATTAGCCTCCTTTTAGTTATTATGAATGGCTGACAATCGTCAGTACCTACCGACCAAGGTAGATAGACAAGGAGATTTAATTCTCCTTGTTTCGTCTTTATTAATTTGTTTCTGCATATTGTTCTTGTTCAGAACGAGTAAGGAAATCAAACTCCCAATCAATATTATCTCCCTCTCTCCAAAACACTCTGTCAATATACCTGTCATATCTTTTTATATAATCGGTTTCGTGTATTTTATAATAAAAAGATTCTTTTCCATCTTTACCATTATATTTTTCTTCAAGATGTTGTTTTGTTTCAGGTTTATAATCTTGCCATTTTAAACCTTTATGACTTTCTTCATCTTGAAAAAGCGTTTGCATATCTTTGCAACCGAACTCTATTTCAATCAGCTTTTGTTTTTCAGGAAGTTGATCAAAAGTTTTCTTTTCAAGCATTTTAACATTTGCTTTACTTGAAAAAGTTAAAGGAAGCATTTTCTTAAATCCTTTAACCTTTAGATTTATTGTTTTCATATTTACCTCTTTTAGTTTTTCGTATTAAAGTGAACACGAAGTACACTAGCTAACATCTTCAGTATAACTTGCTAAAGGTTATAGAAACTAAAAGGTGGTTTTTACTGGCGGACTATGAACACCGCACTAGACCTAGAATAACTAGATAACCCACTTTCTTAACAGTACCCCTTATGGCTTCGTTTTGAGGTTGTAGGCTACTTTTTTAAAATACTAACCATACGGAAATGATCGTAACGCAGTTTTTTAAATATTAAAAAAAAATAAAACATACCATGTTATTGATTAAAACAGCATAAAAAGCAAATTTATTCGTAAATAGAAAAAACCTTTAAAATAGCAAAAAATGGGCTAAATAGAACAATTATAATGAGGTTTTTTTACAACCTTTGAGGCATAATGAATTTTATTGGACATTTATGGTAAAATTGGTTACATCCAAAATCAGGCATTATGAAATTCATATTTCACTAAAGCCTCTTTTAGTTAGTGGGCGAGTTCAAACCAATTTCTCGTCCACTTTAAAATCAATCAATCACAGGAGAAGTTATGGCGTTCGTTAAAAACGGATTTGACAATAGAGTTATAGGTAATCGCTTAAAACAAAGACGAGTGGAATTAAATTTAAGCCAAACCCAAGTTGCTAATGCGATCAATGTTACATTCCAGCAAGTACAAAAGTACGAAAAAGGCATAAACGGTATTAGTTCACTTCGTATTTTAAATTTATCCAATTTTTTAGAAAAACCAGTAGGATATTTTTTTGAAGGATTTAACAATTATGATCAAAGTTCAAGTAGATAAAATTTGGTTAGGCAAAGTAAGTATAAGGGATTACGTTTATAGAAAAGCATTAAGGAAGAAAGAATCTTTAGGCATTACTCACGGTAAAGAATTTATGATAATCCCTTATAACCAACTAAAAACAGCCAAAGAATATACTGATCAAAACTTTCAATCTAAATTTAATAATAAAACATATCGTTTAATAGATTTTAATTGGAAGCCATATAAAGAACCAGATCCAAATCAAAATAAATTATTATAATGGCAGATGAGGAAAGCAGAAAAAATACACCTATCAAAAGTAAGGGAGATAGGGTGCATAGCTTGTCTAAAGGTGAACAGGATAAGTGAAGCTGTGATACATCATATTAGAAAACATACTGGTTTAAGTTTAAGACCATCACATTATCAAACAATTCCTTTATGTCCTCAACATCACAATATGGGAAATGAATCTATCCATTTAAACAAAAAAGTCTTTGTTAAAAAATTTGGTAGTGAACAATCGCTACTCAAAGAAACCCAAGAATTAATTAAACAACAGGAAAGGAATTATTTATTTAATGGATAAAACACCAACCAAATTTCACGCATTACAATTATTTACTGATACTTTTGCGGCAGAAACAGTTCATTTAGAAAATTGGCAAGTAGGAATGTATATAAAATTATTATGTTTTGCTTGGACTAAAAATACCAAACCATTTACATCGCAATCAGCCTATAGAATTTGTCAATGTATAGATAATGATGTGCTAGAAAGGGATGTAGATAAACTTTTAAAAGAATTTTTTATTTGTGAAAAAGATAGAATTAGTTGGACTCATAAAAGATTAGTAGAGGAACACTCATATTTAACTGAAAAATATAATAAAAGGTCAGAAGCTGGAAAAAAGGGAATGGAAAGTCGTTACAATGGTGTTAATAACAAAACGATAACTCCTATACCTAATCCTAATCCTATACCTAATAAGAATATTAAGATTAATTATGAAGATACCTTTGCAAAGCTATGGAAGTTATTAATTATAAAACGAGGTTCAAAAAACAAAGCTTTTAAACTGTGGCAAAAACATTATACAGAAATGCCTGAAATAGAAAAAACAGCAGAAATTTACAATAAACAACAAAAAGGCAAAGATGCCCAATTTGTGCCACATTTTGCAACTTGGATTCAGCAAAAGCGGTGGGAGATACAGGAACAAGATGAGAACTTTAAAGAAATAAATATGCCAACTCTTATAGAACGTATGAAAAAACTAGGATATACTCACAAAGGTTCAGAGGGAGAATATGAACAATTTTATAAAAATAACAAAAATTATAAATTACACAGATTTAAAAAAGATGCACAAATAATGTTAGAAACCTAATTCCGATCCTGCCGAGAGGTATTTCGGAATCCATGAGGGGGGTTTACCCAAAGGACATCTCCTTGTTGAGAAATAGGAACCTCCCTTGTGGTATTCCTTTCTATATGGTAGCCCTAACAAAAGGAGAAAATATGCCAAAAGGTGCTTATAATTCAAAGAAAAAGAAAAAGAAAAAAAAGAAGAAAAAGAAACGATAGTGGCTACATATAGTAGAACAAAGAATAAACTTAAAGGAAAATCAAGTGGCAAAGGTAAGTCTTATACAAAACGTAAAGATGCTTTTAAGAATATTTTTAAAGGTAAGAAGAAGCGTCATTAAGCTAAAACAGGAGAATATAGCCCTTAAAAAAAGAATTGCTGAATTAACCTATAAAAATATTTATGATTTAGAGGGTTTTCAATCTCAAAAGAAAATTTATAAGAATTACATAAATAAATTTCATTAAACTTATTTATGCCATACTCTAACTTTAAGTATATATTCGATCAAAAGATTAGTAGTAGGTTAGATTAAACTATGAGGACGATAACTAATATTTTACCCTCTTGTTTAAATATTAATTGGTTAAGAAAAGAAACTAATAATATACTAGAAATAGACTCTAACCTATGAAAGTCCAAGAAATTGATATTAATTTAATCAAGCCTTATAAAAATAATCCTAGAGAAATTCCCATTGAAGCAGTTGAGAATGTTAAAAAATCAATCAAAGAATTTGGAAATAATCAACCAATAGTTATAGATCAAAACAATGTTATAGTTGTTGGTCATACTCGTTGGAGAGCTTTAAAAGAATTAGGAAGAAAAAAAGCCTTTGTTCTTAAAAAGGATTTTGAAAAAAGTAAAGCTATCGCTTATCGGATAATGGATAATAGGTCAGGCGAAAATTCTAAATGGGAAAAAAATCTTTTAAAACAAGAAATTGAATTATTGATAGATGAAAATTTTAATTTAGATTTCACAGGTTTTACTTTTGATGAAATAGACAAATATACAGATAACACAGAAATTTTTAAAGCACCAAACGATATTATTGCTGATATTAATACAGATGCAATTCAATTATCCACTTCTAATGTTAAAATGGTTCAGTTGTTTTTTAATCGTAAAACTGCTGAATCTTTTGGAAAAATGATTGAAGAATTGAAAAAAGAATATAATACAGATAATACTACTGATACCGTTTTTGCAGTAATAGAAAGAGAATTTAAGCAGTATAAAAAGGAATTAACAAGTGGAAAATGAAAACTTTAAAAGTAAAACCAATATTATCCGATCAAAAGATTAAAGACCTAGAGGGAAAATTTTTAGACGAAAGTTATATAGATCATTTAGTAAATGAAGATACGATTGTATATAATGAAAAAGATGAACCTTTATTAATTTTTAGAAACAATTGTATTCCAAGTAATTGTGCAGAGATGGCTTATCCAGCTTTTAAAAAATGTATAGGTAAAACAAGCAATAGAGGAACAGCTGGTGGAAATTTTAATGTTAAAGTAGGGGATATTGTAGATGGCTCTGTTGTTGGTAAAGTTTTAACTGGAAGTAAATGGCTTACTTTAAAAAAAGATGGGACTTTATCAAATTCTCCAAAATCAAAAAATGTTCCATCAAGCATAATAGGATATGCCGATAGATACCCAAGAATACCATATTGTAGGCAAACAGCATTCACTGAAAAAAATTTTAAAACTTACAGTAAAGTTATTCCTTATATACAAAGTATATCAAAAATTTTTAAAGAATCTTTACCCAAAAGGTGGGCAAATCAAAAGAAAGAATGGGATAAAACAAGTAAAGATTTTAAAATACAAGATACAGTTTTTACGACAATTACAGTCAATGAAAATTTTAGAACTGCCGCACATTATGATGCTGGAGATTTAAAAGAGGGATTTGGAAATTTAGCTGTTTTACAAACAGGAGATTATAAGGGTGCGTATACAGTTATTCCAAAATATGGAATTGCCGTTGATGTAAGAAGCTGTGATTTAGCTTTATTTGATGTCCACGAATTACACGGAAATACTGAAACTTTTTCAACAAAACCTTATAAAAGAATTTCTATTATTTGTTATTATAGAAAAAAAATGATTGAGTGTGGGACTGCAGAACAAGAATTAGAAAGGATAAAGAATGCTAGATAATTTTATATATAGAAAAAATACTACTGACGAAAATGTAATTCAAGAGATTTTGGTAAGACATGCGTACAGGAAAAAAAAATTAAATTTTCAGATAGAAGAAAACGATGTTTGGTTAGATGGTGGTTCTCATATTGGGGTATTTGGATTATATGCGGCACAGCATAATGCTAGAAAAGTTTATTGTTATGAACCTGAAACAGAAAATTACCAAATATTACAGCAAAATGTGTCTTTAATTAACTCTAAATACCAAACAAAATTAGAAAGTTTTAAGTATGCAATTAACCAAACAGGCGGAATACATAGCTTTACAATAGCACCTAATACTTGGCGGCACTCATTCATTACTCATTATAAAAAAAAACTACCAACAGTGGAAATTGATTGCATTAAATTTGATGATATTTTAACAAGACATCCTGACATAAATGCTATTAAGTTAGATATTGAGGGTTCAGAGTTAGAAATATTTGAAAACGATCACGATTTCTCTAAGATAAATAAATTTGTTTTTGAATATTCTTTTACTAAAAATAGAAAAATGCAAGATTTCTTTGATTTTGCTGAAAAACTTTCAAAATATTTCTTTGTACATATACCAAAAAGTTATTATAATCAAAAACATCAAGGACAAGAGGGTTATTGGGGTGGATTTATAGACTCTATTGTGTTTTGTGTTAAAAAATAATTAAAAAGGACATAATGGCACGACCTAGAGCAGTAATAGACCAAGAAGCAATTAAGAAATTAGCGCAATTACATTGTACTTTTGATGAAATAGCAACCTTTTGTAATGTTTCAACAAAGACTTTACAGAGGCGTTTTGTCCACACTATAAAAAGGGGCAGAGAGATGGGCAAAATTAGTTTAAGAAGAGCACAATTTGAAAAGGCTTTAGGTGGCAATGTAGTAATGCAGATATGGTTAGGTAAACAACATCTTGACCAAAGAGATAAAGCAGAGATTACCAGTATTCACGAACCATTACCTTTAATCATAGAGGGGAAGAGTGATTAAGGATATTGTACTTGCATTTATTGAGAGGTGGTCATCTAGAATTAATGTATGGGCTTGGGATAAAAGGTGGGATAAACGTGATCTTAATGAGTGGATTAAAGGATATAAGGAATGGAAAACCAAAAAACAGCTGAACAATTAAAAAGTCAAAATAATATATTATCTATAACGGTTAAAAAATTAGGTGAATTTCTGGCTAATGCTAAAAAAACTATTAAAGAACGTGATGATAAGATAGTTGAATTATTAGAACAAGATAACTCCTATCAAAAGCTAAACGGTAAAATGCAGTTACAAATTACTGAATTAGAACAAGAAGTATTAGAAACCCAAGCAGATAATAAGAAACAAGCTAATCAAATTAATGATTACATAGATAAAATCCACACAATGAATAACAAGGTTGATCAATTGAGAAAAGATGGGATTTTGTGAGTGAAAAAGAATGGAAGCAAATTAAAACTGAAATGTCTAAAAGTGTTTCCCGTAATGTTTTTAACAAACAAGTAGATGGTACTCATTATCAAGGTTTCAAAACCCAACCAATCCAATTTATTATTGAGAACAATTTCTTATTTCCTGAAGCAAGTGTCATAAAATATATTTGTCGTCATAAAAAAAAAGGAAAGTTAAAAGATTTAGAGAAAGCCAAGCATTACATTGATATGATTATTGAAAGGGATTATAGCTAATGAATGAAATTTATTTTAACAATTTGGGTATGTTCTTTTATTAGCGGAAATGGGTGCTTACCACCTATGAAGTCAGATAAGTTATATAACAGTTGGTATGAATGTTCTAGAGATGCACATCAGAAGTCAATGAGTATTTTACAGAAGATGGGCTATAGTAAAGTTAATAAATACCTACTGGGTACAAAATATAATTGTAAAATAGTTAATGAAGCTTAACTTAACGAAACCTCAATTAAAAGTATTTAAAGCACAACAACGATTTAAGGTATTAGTTAGTGGTAGAAGATTTGGAAAAACCTTTTTGGCTATTGCCGAGATAATGAAATATGCCTGTCAAACTAATCAGAAGATATGGTATGTGGCTCCAACCTATAAACAAGCTAAAACAATTTGTTGGGCAGATTTAAAAGAAATCCTACATAAGTTTAATTGGATTGAAGATATTAACGAAAGTGATTTACATATCAAAATTAAACAAACAGGTTCTGAAATATGGTTAAAGGGTGCTGACAACTATGATAATTTAAGAGGTGTCGGTGTCAATTTTTTATGTCTTGATGAGTTTGCTGATATACCACCTAAAGCGTGGTACGAAGTATTAAGAGCATCAATAGCCGATACACTAGGAAAGGTTTTATTTTTAGGCACACCTAGAGGTTTTGGTAATTGGGCTTATGAAATATTTTTAAGAGAACAAACAGATAAAAAATGGAAGTCTTTTAAATACACCACATTAGAGGGTGGTATAGTAACAGCAGATGAAATAGAACAAGCCAAAAGAGATTTAGATATAAGAACCTTTAGGCAAGAGTACCAAGCTAGTTTTGAACAGTATGCTGGTGTTATCTATTATAATTTTGATCCTATTGAGAACGTCAAAGTTAAAACAAAAATAAGTAAAAAACACCCTATTCATATAGGTCTGGATTTTAATATTGATCCTATGAGTGCCTGTGTGTGTCAGGTCATTGATAATGAAATACATTTTCAGGAGTAATAAGTGTTAAGTAAGGTCTT